GGCTATGGCACCGCTTACACCATTTCTGGCAATAGGCGCGGCTATTGCAGCGGCAGCCTATCTCATATATGAGGCCTGGTCTAAAAATATGTTCGGCATCCAGGACAAGGTGAAAACAACCGGTGCTGTAATATCAAGCGCCTTTCAAGTAGCGGTTGCGTCTATTATGACCGCTTTCAATAAGCTGAAAGAGGTAGTATATCGCATCCTGCAGAGCATCATGGATGCCGTTGAGCCACTTGTAGGGGTGCTGGGCAAGATAGCCCCCTCCTTCGAATCAGCTTTTGACCGCGCTCAGGCGGCTCTAAAAACCAAAGGAGAAGCAGCAAGCAAGGAGGCGGAATTACAGGCGGCAAAGTTGAGGGAAGCTGCTTCCTCCCTCCGTGCATCTGCTGACGAAATGAAGGAAGCATTTACTGACTGGTCTACCCCCGTATCGGGTGGCGGCAAGAGCTTTGCGGATTTCCGTAAGCAATTTGAAAGCAGTTTGGGGTTAGGTGAAGCTACAGGCGAAAATGCTCTTGAACAATTAGCCACCTCCGGCGCCAAGGCTGCTAAAGACCTCAAGGCCGCTTGGGAGGTTGCAGCAGACAGTCTTAAAACCCGGCTGTCTCAAATCAGGACAGCTTTTGAAATCACCGGCAACCAGCTTGATATGACCGGTAGCAAAGCCCAGCAATTAAGGAATGATATAGACTCATTGACTGCTCAGATTGAAATCCAGAGGCAGGTTGTAGAAGCAACCAACACAGGCTATGAGCAGATGAAGGCCCAAAAAGGCGAGAACTCAGAAGAGGCCCAAAAGCTCAAACTGAAAGTGCTGGAAGAGCAAAAAGCTTTATCTGATCTGGAAAAACAGTTATATGAGACCACCAATGCCTTGAAGGCCCACGCCCAGGAATTCCGTGACCTAGCGGCTGAGATCGACAAGGTGGAGCAGAAATACAAGGACGACTTGGCGGCGGCCCTGGAGGACTACCAGAGGAAAGTTGAGGAGGTCAACCGCAAGGTCCGCGAAGAAGAACGGCGCACCACCGAAGAATATAACCGGGCGGTGGAGGAACGCACCCGTGCGCTATCAAACTTTGTCGGTTTGTTTGATGAGGTTGCCAGGCGCGACGTTTCCGGTGAAACCTTGCTGGCCAATTTGCGCGACCAAGTGGATGCCTTTAAAAATTGGTCTGAGAACATCCAAGCCCTAGCAGCACGGGGAGTTGACCAGGGGCTGATTGAAGAGCTGCGACAGATGGGACCTAAAGCTGGTCCTGAAATAGCGGCCCTGAATACCCTCACCGATGAGCAGTTGGCCGAATATGTGGCCCTCTGGAGAAGGAAGAATGAGGAGGCACGGGCCGAAGCTATTAACCAACTCCAACAGCAACGGGTGGAAATGCAGCAAAAATTGATGGAAATACGGCAGGCAGCCAATGAACAGCTTGAACTATACCGGGCCGAGTGGGAGAAGAAGAACGCCGAGATAAGGAAGAACGCCGAAGAAGAAATGAAGCGAATCGAGGAAAAGTTCCAAAGTATAGCTAAGGCCGGTACTACCTACGGGGTACAGTTAGTTGCTAACTTTACAGCAGGTATGGAAAGCCAGTTTGACCGGTTACGGCGTACTCTTGAGGAAATGGCTAGGATCGTGGACAGTTACATGCCGCACAGCCCGGCGAAGCGTGGGCCGTTAAGCCGAATAATGGAATGGGGACCGGCATTGGTTAATACCTTTGCTGATGGCATCAGGGCAAGCCTGCCCAAGCTGGAGCAGGCTATGGCAGGCATGGCAATGTTAACTCCTGCAGCCATTGGTCCGTCAATATCCAACAGCACCAGCAACAACTACGGCGGTAATGTCTTTCATATCCATGTATCCGGTGGCAGTAGCCGCGAACAGGCAGAAAACCTGCTGCGCGAGCTACACCGGCGAGGAGTGAGGTTTTAATGAGGCATCTATATATAGCAGGGGTGGAACGCTGGCAGGACCTGGTAAGTGACACCCTTCAAATCGAGCAGGCGTTGACATATCAGATCGACACCTGCTCTTTCCATGTTTCGGGAGTACAACCAGCCGAAGGCGAGGAGGTAATCGTCGAAGATGATTCCATAGGCCGCCTGTTTGCCGGTATCATCGTTAAAGTAGAGCTGGTGGACAAAGATCTGAAACTGTGGGCGGTGGAATGTGATGATTATACTGCCCTATTAGACCGCCGTCTTGTCGTGGAGAGTTACGAAAATATGTCGGCATCGGATATCTTTTTGGACATCGTGGCCAAATACTGTCCTGGCTTCACTACCAACGGCGTCCGGTCTGGTGCACCGGTCGTAGAAAGTACAGGCGCAGAGTTCGAATATAAAAGACCATCTGAATGCTTCCGCTGGCTCTGCGACTATGTAGGCTGGCACTGGCAGCCGGATTATTACAAAGACCTGCACTTTTTCAGCACAGAAGAGTTGGCCAACCCCGCACCAATGATTTTGCGGCCCGGAGGGAAATTCAGGTTTGGTAAACACAGCATAGACACCCAGGGCTTGCGAAACCGCGTTTACGTCCGCGGCGGTACTATGCTCAGTGATCCGCAGGTGATACAGTGGAAGGCTGACGGCGTGGCGCGCATCTGGACCTTGCCCTGGCCGCCGCATGAGGTTAGTTTCAAGGTGGGCGAAGTACCTATGACCGTTGGTGTGGAGAACCTACACGATGAAGAGGACTTCGACTACATGATGAGCTTTTCGGAGAAATATATCCGGTGTTCTGCCCAAACCCCTACTCCGGCAGAAGGCACCACCATGAGCCTGACAGCCCGGCAAGATATACCTGTTATAACGATGGTGGAGGACTATGCATCACAAGCCGCCCTTGCGAAAGTGCAAGGAGGCGATGGGGTATATGAGCACGTAATCGATGATGATAGTCTTACTACTATACAGGCAGCAGAGGCTGCGGGGATGGCTGACCTGCGGGAACATGCTAATCCCAGGGTGAAAGGCAGCTTTGAGACGGAGTATGTAAAAAAGGGAATATCGTGGGGCGATTTGAGAACTAAAACATGGATAGAGGTGAGAGATGATGCCTGAGTATACAGCTAATTATAACTTGATCAAGCCCGGGTATGACGAAACCGCTGATATAGCAGATATAAATAAAAATATGGACACCATAGATGGAAAACTAAAAGAAAACGCTGATGGCCTTTCTACGCATGTGGCCAAAGCCGCATCAACATCTGCTAGTGGTCATGTTCAGTTGCAGACAACAGTTGATAATTCCGAAACGACAGCATTAACACCGAAAGCGTTAAATACGCATTTGGCAGATGATACGAAGCATATTACCTCTACTGAACGAACAATATGGAACAATAAACTTGACGCAAGTGCTTATACTGCCGCAGACGTATTAGCGAAAGTAAAGACAGTGGATGGCGATGGCAGTGGATTAGATGCGGATTTATTGGATGGTGCCCATGCAGGTAACGGACCTAACAACGTATTGAAGTTGGATAGCGGAGGATTCGTTCCTCTACCAAACATACCCGGAACACTAACTGGAAAAAGTGCAGATATGGTTGACGGAAAGCATTTTTCAGACATACAAAATGACGCACAAGCAAAAGTAAATACACACGCAAGCCTGAAACAAACGCACGGTATTTCCAGCGGCTACTATATAGCTAAGACCAGCCGAAGCGACCAGCTCCCAGCGTGGAATGACATACAAGGCAAGCCGGACCTGGCCCTGGCGGCCGACCTTGCTGCACATCAGGCTGAAAGTGCGATACACAAAACGTCTGATGTCATACGCACTGAAACCGAAACAAAACTGAAAGTGGAGGTGGTCAGCTCCTCCGGATCGGAGACGCCGGAACAAGGACGTATCATATTCGATATGTCCCAAGGAAAGTTTTTCGGCGGCAACGGTTCGGGGTGGGTTTGAATTATTTGGTGAACTAGTTATATCGGGGCAAGATGTTGTTGCCGTGGTGTACGGAGAAGACATCACAAAAGGTTCTCCAGTAGTTGTAAAAATAATTGATTTTGATCCAACCAAGCTAGCCAATCCCGCCACTTTGCCCACTGGCGATGGTCGGGGTTGTGCTTTTGACCCGACAGGGACGTATCTAGCTGTAGCACATGCCAGCAGTCCCTACATCACGATCTACAGGCGGAATGGTGATACATTTACCAAGCTAGTCAATTGGGCCACTTTGCCCACTAGCGTTGGTCGGTGCTGTACTTTTGACCCGACGGGGACGTATCTTGCTGTGGCACATTTCAACAGTCCCTACATCACGATCTATGATGCCTTTTCCCGTACTGTTTTTAAGACTGGGAATTCTCTACTTGACATACAGGCGGAC